GAATTGATAACTACAGTTTGTCACGAAATGGTTCATGTTAAACAATATGCCCGAAATGAATTAGGTATTAATGATAATCACGATGGTGAAAATTATTATGATTTACCATATGAAAAAGAGGCATATAAATTACAAGAAATTCTCCTAGAAGAATATAAAGAGTGCAGGTAAAAAAATGAAAAAAACAATCGTAGCATTAACAATAAGTAGCATGTTTTTTACACCACAAGTCTCTGCTACCCAATCCACCCAAAGTTATGATACAGAAATAGAGTGTCTAGCTTTAAATATTTATTTTGAAACAAGAGCTGTGTCACTTGCAGACGCTATGGCAGTTTCTGATGTTGTGTTGAATAGAGTAGAATCTACAAAATATCCAAACAATATTTGTGATGTAGTTCATCAAGGATATAAAAAAGGTAAACGTACTTGTCAGTTTAGTTGGTTTTGCGATGGAAAAGCTGACACACCAAAAGATATTACTTCTTGGAATCGTTCTAGAAAATATGCAAGAGATATGTATATCTTTGGTGTGTATAGAGGTATCACAGAAGGGTCAACACATTATCATGCTTCGTATGTTAAACCTTACTGGGCTCCTACATTAGATAGAATTACCAGAATTGGATCACACATATTTTATAGAATGAAAGGTACAAAATAGAATTAAAAAAAACTTGACAGACAATGAAAAATGTGTTATTATATGGTTAATGAATGAAGTAAAAAAATATTAAAAGAAAAGAAATGATACCATGAATATATTCTATCTTAATCCTAATCCAGAAATTTGTGCACAGTGGCACAACAATAGTCATTGTAGTAAAATGATTATTGAGTATGCTCAACTTATGTCTACTGCACATCGCGTATTGGATGGTAAAGAATATTATGGACTTACAAAAAATAGTAGAAAAATTAAAAGATGGAAACTAAGCTCTAATCTTGAGAATGTGCTTTACAAAGCATCTCATGTAAATCATCCTAGTGGTATTTGGGTTCGTCAATCAAGAGGAAACTACTTCTGGTTATACGAATTATGGAAAGAATTAAACAAAGAATTTATGTATCGTTATGGCCATGACAAATCACATGAGAGTTTTAGAAAATTAGAAGATGCACTTTATATGCCTCCTATGAATATACCAGATGGTACTTGGACAGAACCAACACCAGCTATGCCAGATGATGTAAAAGATAAATGTTCTTTGACTGCATATCGCAACTACTATATAGAATATAAACAACACCTTGCAAAATGGGGTAAACGAGAGGAGCCACACTGGTATGTCAGAGCAGCGTGAAGGTTATTATGACTATATGCTAAGACGAACTAGAGAAGAGAATAAAAAAATGAAAGTAAAGGTGGATGAAGGAATTAATTTAGATACAACTGGTAATGAGTTGTATCGTAGAGAAATCATAGCATTAACAAATAAAGTTGAAGTGTTAAAAGACGATATGAAGAATCTTACAGAAGATTTTTATAAACTTTTAAATAGAGTAAAAGAATTGTCTGAAGAAAATAATTTTTTAAAAGAAAGTTTGGAAAATAAATAATGCCTACATATGTAATTACTGATACTGAAAAGGGAGAAACATTTGAAAAGTTTTGTAGTTGGAATGAATTAGAAACATTTTTAGAAGAAAACCCTAAATTTAAAAAAGAGTTAACTACTCCAAAGATTATTTCTGGTATTGAAGGAAAGACACATAAGGTTGATAATGGTTTTACAGAGAATATGCAACGTATATCTGAGGCTCATCCAAATTCACCTATGGCTGAAAAGTTTGGTACAAATAGAACAAATAAAGATAAGAAAACTTTTAACACTGTAAAGAAACGGACTAGTATTGGTAAATCTCATAATATGAACAATATTGCAAAAGAATATAGGCCAGGGCAGTTGGTAAAGTAATTATAAATAAAGATGTATGAAACACAATTTAGAATATTGGGGAGTATTTTACGTCCCGCTTTTAAAGGTTTTATACAGAAGTGGGTAGACAAAATTGGTTCTACCCACTTCACTTTATATTAGGAAGGTGAATATGTCTAAGAAAAAAGAAATAACTTTTTCAAATCTAACAAAAATAAAACCAGCAACAGATAATCAAACAGCTGTTTTTGAATCTTGGAAAAGTGGAAAAAATCAATTTTTATTTGGTTGTGCTGGAACAGGTAAAACTTTTATATCACTATATCTTGCACTCCAAGATGTTTTAAAAAATGAAACACCACAAGATAAAGTTGTTGTTGTTCGTTCCCTCATTCCAACAAGAGAGATAGGTTTTCTGCCTGGCGATGAGGAAGATAAAGCTGCACTTTATCAAGTACCATATTCAAATATGATGCAGTTCATGTTTGAACAACCAAACGAGCAAGCATTTAGTATGTTGTATGACAGGTTAAAAGCACAAGGTAGCTTTTACTTTTTATCAACATCCTTTCTAAGAGGTTTAACTTTTGATAACTCTATTATCATTGTTGATGAATGTCAAAACTTAAGCTTTCACGAATTAGATACAATCATTACAAGAGTAGGACAAGATTCTAAAATTGTTTTTTGTGGTGATTTTAGTCAATCAGATTTAACTAAAACTTCTGAAAAAAATGGCATGATGGATTTTTTACAAATTCTACATGAGATGAAAGAATTTAATTGTGTTGAATTTGATATTGGCGATATAGTTCGTTCTGGTTTCGTAAGAAACTATTTAATCCAAAAAACAAAACTAGGAATGGGAATAGAATAATGGCTTTTAATTTATCAAACAGATCAAGAAATAAACTAGATGGTGTACATCCACAGTTAGTAGCTGTAGTTGAACGTGCTATCAAACTTACCAAAGTAGACTTTGGCGTAACTTATGGTGTCCGCACAGTTGAAGAACAAGAGAAACTTGTTGCAGCTGGTAGATCACAAACTATGAAAAGCAAACATCTTCTTCAAGATGATGGATTTTCACACGCAGTAGATGTTGTAGCTTATGATGGATCAGATGTTGTGTGGGAACTCAATGTGTATGATGACATTTGCGATGCTTTCAAGGAAGCAGCCAAAGAAGTTGGAATCTCAATCAAGTGGGGTGCTGCTTGGTCAGAGGGCGATATCAGATCATATGAAGGAACAGCAGAAGATGCTATGAATGCATACATTGATCTTAGACGTTCGCAAGGTCGTAGACCATTTATTGACGGGCCCCATTTTGAAGTAATGTAAAATGAATGAACTAGATTATGATAAGTTACTTGAAAAAGTTTTATCAACTCCTTTCATAAAATTAGATGTTAATATTAATATTGATAATCTTTTAAATGAATATAAATCTGTAGAAGAGAAATATTCTTTTGAAAATTATAATACAAAATATTGGCCTGTTAGAAAAAAGTATGCTAGAAGTTGGTCAGGAATTTGTCTTGTAAGTTCAGATGGTGGACTTTACACTGATATGCATGAGGGCCCTACATCAGCTGCAAAAGAAACAGAATTAAAAAATGTATGTCCACATTTTTATCAAACAATAAAAGATTTAGGTGGAGAAGGTTGTCGCTCAAGAATTATGAGAATTTCTCCACATGAATCTTTAGTGTGGCATAGTCATATACAAGAACATGGTCAACCAAAATGGTTATTAACAATTCAAGTTCCAATTATAGTTCCAGAAAAATTTGAATATTGTGTAGTTGACAAAGATGAATTTAAGTGGTACAAAAGATTTTACAGACCAAATTGGTTTAGGGGTGTAAGCAGAAAAAGATTAGAGGCAGGTGATGCATATGTTTTTAATTCCTACCATTATCATAATGTATATAACTATAGTAACGAATATAGAGTTACCTTAATGTTATATTTAGATTTAAGACAACCAAAAATTTTTGAATTAGTTAAACGGAGTATGGAAAAAAATAATGAAAACATTTAATCATGAGCCTGTGAATTTACCAGACATAAAGGCAAGAAACCAAAATGGTAGTAGAGTTTATGAAACACCAGATGGAAGCTTTTATCCATCAATCACAACTGTACTTTCTGTAAGAAATAAAAAGGGCTTATTTGAATGGAGAAAACGAGTTGGTGATGATGTTGCGAACTACGTTGCAAGAACATCTGCAGCCAGAGGAACTGCAGTTCATCATATGTGTGAAGACTATTTAAATAATGAGGACATGAAAGAACATGAGAAAAAGTTTTTACCATACTGTTTATTTGGTCAACTAGAAAAAAAAGTCTTACATAGAATAAATAACATTCGTGCACAAGAATGTGGCTTGTATTCTGATAAATATAAAGTTGCAGGTAGAGTAGATTGTGTTGCTGAGTTTGATGGTAAACTTTCTATCATAGATTTTAAAACATCTTCAAAAGAACGTAATGATGAGTGGAATGAAAATTACTATATTCAAGCTTCTGCCTATGCTGAAATGTTTGAAGAAAGAACTGGTATTGAAATCAATCAGATTTGTATATTAGTTGTAACGTCTGATGGTGTTGTTCAAGAGTTTGTAAAAAACAAAAAAGAATACGTTCCTTTGATTGAACAAACTGTCTTAGAGTGGGAAATGAAAAATGAAAAATTTAAAATTGTCGATG